CCCACATTTTGCGGCTTACCAGCATATCGACATATTTGCGCCACGCTTCCAGCGTGCCCTTACTCTGGCACCCATATGTCACGTTCTCCAACCCCGGCATGGGTATCTGGCGCACGGTGTTGTCCACCATGAATATTTTGCCGCCGGCAACAAAGCCGCCGTCAGCCTGCCAACCGTAGCTAGTCGGTACCGGTATGGCTTGCCTGTTTGTGGAAGTATCTTCTACACAACCACGGACGTAGTCGAATAGGTTCTTGTCGTTACCCGCCCCGTAAGAGGCGATGATGTTCTGCGAAGCCAGCGCCCGGACCGTTTCGTCCTTGCTGACCACGGCCTTCTGCGGCAGCGTAATATTGACTGTGCCTTCAGGGCGCATTGCCAGCATGTAAACCACGTGCTCCCCCGCCACGTTAAGCAGGTCTACGGCAAACAAGTCGTACGGAAGCACCAGCACCTGCTTCTTGATGACGTTCTTTTCTTCATCCTGCGTTTCCACTTCGCGGTAGACACCCCCGTTCTTGCCGTAAGAGAAGCCGCGCGGTGGGGTTGGGCGGGTTACTACGACCGACGTAGGCGTGGCAAGGTTGGGCTCCGCTGCCGGCTCTAACACGATTTCCTTTGCGGCGTTGTCAGTGGCCAGCTCCCTGCCCAGAAACAGCGGGTTGGTGATCTTGCCCCAATGCTGGCATCCCGTGCATACCCCCGGGTTCTCGCTGTTGAACTTGGTGCAGGGGTAGGGCCCCTTGATCTCACGCCACTTCTGAGCAGTTCTGTTTTCGTCGTAGGGGTGCATCGCGGACAACCTGCGCGCCGCTTTCTCCCCGTCACTGCAAGACTTGGCCAGCGACAGCAACCCCCGCCACAACGGCTCCATACCGTCGTCGGAAGCGTTCTCAATGTAGTGCGCAAGTTGCGCGCATCCGCTACCATTGATTGTTCTGTTAAGTATATTTTTGAAAACTGTTACGCTGTTCTCCACCAGCTTGATCTGTGTGGCGTTCTCACGGCTACGCTTGGGTCGTTGCCCGGGTATCAGAGATAGCGGCTCCGCCGCCGCCGCAGGTGCTGCGCCCGTGCCTACTGCTTTGGTAAATGCGCCGAAGTCAAAGTGTGCGCCTGTGGACAGAATCTTGACCTTGCGGGGATTGGTCTTGTTCTTCCAGTTGCTGGTGCCCGGCACCCGCAAAACCCTAGCAGCATCCGCAGTAACGGTGTAGTCAATAGCCAGTGCGTGTTTCTTACAAAGCAGCTTGAGCGCTTCGGCCGCGTTGCGCCACTCTTTGATGGGCACGTTGTCCGTGAACGGCCAATATACGTGTAGCCCGCCACCGGAAGATACTACCCATGGATTGCCAAGGATACCCAGCTCTGTCTTTTGCAGAAACTCGTCCAGCGCAGTAGCGGCAGCTTGCTTTGATGGGTAAGCTTTGCCTTCACCACAATCGATATCCATGAAGCAAGAGCGCATGTAGAGTGCGTTACTGATAGTGCGACTGCCGCTCTCGACAAAGCTGCCCAGCGCAAAATAGGTATCAAAGTTTTTGGCGTTGAATTCATCCAACGCGGGCGCGAACTCTTTTACGTCTTGTACGAAAACGTGTTGTTTCTTCTTGGTGCTTAGTTCCGCTATGCACAAATAACCGGCGGACGGAACCACAGCCGCTATAAAATCAAGCGGTGTCATGAACCTCTCCTCTGGTTATCTGCGTTGTTTCAGTTTTTTATGTTGAATCGAGAGCACGCTTTTCTCCAAGCTTGTTCAGCAGTCTGTGCGCCTTTGAGAATTTCAATAACGTCAGCAACGCGGCTGCGGTAATACGGCGCAACCGGGCTTCCAACAAACCAGTTGTAGACAGTCTGGCGCGTAGCGCCGGTAGCCTTGGCAACTCGAATTACGGAAATTTTCAAACGTGCTGTTTCTTTGCGCAGTTCTTCACACAAAGTTAGCGGGTCAAGCGTGTAAGTCTCAACGGTTTCTTCTGTATTTGTCATGGTTAAGGGCGGGGGCCGAAGCCCCCTGTTTCATTAGTCGTCGGTATCCCATTCCTGCACGAGCGCAGCAACCGCTTTTGACTTCGGTGCCGGCGTCTCGGCGGCCTTGCGCACAGTGGGTTCGTCTACTTCTTCATCCTTAACCTCGGCCTTGGCTTTAGCTTTCTTGGCTGCTTTGGGCTGTGGGGCCGGTTCTTCGTCATCATCCATCGCCGGAGTCGGCGCGGGCAGCGCAGCAGCTTTGGATTTCGCCGCAGTGGACGGCTGATACTGCGTAGGTGCAACAGCCTTCTTGGAAGCGTCCGACTCCGACTGCGCGGACACGCCTTCGAACTCCTCGTCCGTCAGCCAACGCATGGCTTTGAAGAACAGCTTCGGCGATTCTGCCTTGGTATCGAAACGCATACGGGTGATGACTTCGTTGGGCTCGATATTCTGAGCGCTCAACCAGCGCGCATACGCTTGCAGCGGGAAGTTACCGTTCTCCTCCTTACCGAACAGCGATTTTGCAGGAATGACTACCTGCATGATGTCACCATCCATATCGTTCGCAAGGGTTACAGCAATGCGCTGCGAGAAGCGGCAAGCACGGGTGTCACCTTCGCCGCTACCTTTGACATTCTGCGGGCAGTTGGCGCACGTGGCGGACTGCGGGGACGGTACGTTGCTGTCTGGAGCCTCACCATTCTCTGACCAGCAGGACGGCCCTGCATTCTCGTTCTCGCTGTATTTCGCAGCATAGAAGCTACGCTGCACAGTGGGTGCTGCGTTGACAATTACAACGTCAAGATAACGATCATCGATCTGCGCGATTTCTTTGCCGTCAGCAATAAGACGGAACACACCGCCTTTGATTGAAATGCGACGCGGGAATCCACCGCCACCACCGCCCGCGAGAGCTTTGGTAAGCATGCCCTTGCCTTCGCGTTTGCGCGCGAACGCCGGGAGTTGAGTGGGGTTAAAAGTGGCTACTTCGTTGGCCATAGTGTCCTCTTAGTTGGTAGGTTTACGAACAGTTACTTCATACTTCGAATCAGAGTTGAGCCCGGGCGGCAGCAAGTCCGGGTTGTCCTCCAAAAACTTGGCCATGTTCTTCTGCGCAATGCGCCGCTCAAGAAGATCAACAGCGTCGTTTTGTACAACAAACTTGTGGAACGATTCCCAGTCATGCGTCTCGTAGCGGGTTTTGATGCTCATGATCACAGTGCCGTAATCAGTGCGAACTGACTTGACGCCAAGTGCTTTCATGTTGTCCCGCATAGCGCTGGCGACTTCGTCGCGTTTGGTCTGAAGGTCTGCGAGTGCGGCTTCGTATTCTTTGGTCAACGCTTGCATCTTGCCGCGAATTTTCAAGTAAACCTTAGCAAGCGTGTCCATAGGTATAACATCATTTTCTGACACGTCGATCTCCTTCGTTGTATGTTTAGTAGGCCGGTCTTTCCCGGCTGTCAGCATGCACCCCATTGGGAGAATCATCGAAGACGATTTTGGTCACATGCAGGCGCGGTTGTTTGCAGTATGCGTAACCTGCAGCGGGGCACACTCACGCCTTATGCCTCCGTTTTCTACACGTAAAACATTTTACACATGGATTTTTGCATCCGCAAGCTCCTCCTCGTAAAGTTTGATCAAATCGGTATGGTCAAGTACCCGACCCTCCAGTTGCTTAAACATACGTCGCTCAATCTCACTGCCTTGTATATGAATAACCGTAACGCTGTCGCTGGTTTGCCCTTGACGGTCTGCGCGGGCGCAGCACTGCACGTAGGTCTCCACGCTCATGACGGGCCCCCAGAAGATCACCGTGTCGGCTGCCGTCAACGTAACACCGTGAGAAGCAGACTGCGGTTGGATGACCAGCACGCGCGGGTCGGGCGTGGTTTGAAACTCGTTGAAAATCATGGACCTTGTGGATGCTGTTACATCGCCGTGTATCTTCTTGTTGCTAACTCCGTTGGCTGTAAGGAAGTCGCTGATAGTGTTGATACTGTGGCGGTAGGGTGCAAACACCAGCACTTTGCGTTGCGTTTCTTCCAATGCTTCCAGTAATACGTTGAGGCGAGGTTTGCAGTCAAACTCCACTACCTCCATCGTGTCCGTGTAGGCTGCGCCGGCACTTATTTGCAACAGCTTATTAACAGACGCCGCCGCGTTGATTGCGGTGATAGTTTCGCCGGCAGCACTGACCAACATCTGGTCTTTCAGTATCCGGTAGTATTTAATCTGCTGCGGGGTAAGTTCTACCTCACGGGTGACGGTTATGACAGGCGGCAGGTCAAGGCACTGTGCTTTCGTAAAACGTATTGCGGGTTGCAACGCTTCGAACACTGTGCTATCTGCATTGTCCTTTGGCACCCACTTGAACTTGGTGATCTGGCGCATGACTTTGTCACGCCACGCTGTAGCGAAGCGCGGCACCGCTGTAGGGTTGACCAGCTTGGCAAGTCCGTACGCATCCTCTGGTGATTGTGCTGCCGGCGTGCCCGTCATCAGCCACAGAAACGTTTCCGGCTTCAAAAGTTTGTTCAGCGTCTTCCACCGGCGAGTGCTGGTGTTCTTCCACGCGTTGGCTTCATCACCAATGATCAGGTCAAACCGTCCATCCTCCGTAATGGCGTTGGCGATCATGGGTAGGCCGTCATAGTTGCATATTACGATCTCGTAGTCGTTCTTGATTATTTCAATGCGCCTGTCCGACTGCGAGTGATAAGCAATAGCTGCGGTGCGGTGTACAACACTTTTAGCAATGTCGCCCATCCACGCAGATTGCATAATAGAGAGCGGGCAGATGATCAACACACGCCTCACTTCCCCCACGGTCATCAAGTAATCTGCAGCCCATAGAGCCGACAGCGTTTTGCCAGTGCCGGGTTCAGAAAACACGAAGGCGCGGCGGTGCAGCGTCAAGAATGACGCGGTTTCTTTCTGGTGAGCGAATGGTTTGTATTTGCCGGGCCATTTGTAGCTGCGCAGGATGGGCGAGGGCACTTCGCGCACACCCAGATTCTTGAGCACTCGCGCTTCGTCCAGCCCCCAATACACCGCAACTTCATGCAAGCCGTTACCTAAGTCTGACACGTGCTTGCTGCGCGGTATGACCGCGTACTTGTCAGGGTACCTTGTGCGCAGTACCAGCGCTTTGTTGTCAACGATCTGCATGGAACGAAAACTTTATGACTTGTTCTGATGTAGTGGGAATACCTTCGACGGACATCGCTTTGTTTTCAAATAAATACAGGCTCAGGTCTACCCAAAACTGCTCAATTTTTTCATCTGCTTCAGTCGAGTAAGACATTTTTAGAGTGTCCTGCGTTCTGTCATAAGAACCTGTGCATATAACAGGTTCTTTACCAAACCGTGTTTTCCAACACAGCAGAAGATCGTCTACACTCCACGACGCAAACTCCGGATATTGTTCTCGGAACTTTGATTTAAACAGGGGCACTTGTTCTGTCACGTTTTGTTATCTCCTCTATTTGAACTGCGGCTGCGCAAGCGCAGATTGCCGCCGGTAGACTTGCCGCCCTTGCGGATCGGAGTCTTGTGGTCAATGTCTTTACCGCTGCGGTCAACGCCTTTCTTGTCATACATACGCCGAGCGCGCTGGCGCTCGATCTGGTCTTTATCTTCGCCGCGTTTAACCTGCAGTTGGTAGTCGTGTTTCCAATCTCGTTTAGCCATGTCTATCTCCTTAATGGTCGGGGTGAAATTCGCAGGACTTGACCGGGCACCACGGGCAAAGCCCAGACTGTTTGGGGTTCCATACGTTGTTGGCAGCGCAAGCTTCGATGCTGGCAACACGTTCACGGTACCGCTGCTGCAAGTTGTCGCGCATATCCAATGTAACTTTATGCTTGGTCACGCTCTCTTTTACAACAAACAGCAACGCAGCGTTGACGCGTTCGACTTGCGGGTAGTGAATAAACGTAAGCAACGACATCAAGTCCAGTTGGTCTCGGTCAGGGTATTTGTTACTACCCGTCTTGTAATCAACAACCCACGCAACTTTCTTTTCCTCGTCCAATATGAGCAAGTCAACGATGCCGCGTACCCACGCTCTCTTATCAAACCAATCACACGGCTCGTAGTCAACCGTAGCAGCCAGTTTTAGCTCCGCGTGTTTACTTCCTTGCTTGTCCATCAATGCGGTCAACGTTGGTTGCAAGAAGGCAAACTGTTCAGGCAGCGGCGTGCCTTTTACGAACTGCTCTGCTGCTTTGTGTAGTTCGTTTCCGTAGCGTGTTTGCTGTGTTTCTACGAAGGGGTGTTTCTTTAATATCCGCGTTTCGTGATACTTGCGGGGGCAGTTTTCGAAGTCTTTGAGGGACGTGTGGGACCAGCTTATGGCCATTGAACACCTGTTTAATTACTTGCGTTAGCCTGTCGGCGAAACGGTCAACAAAGCGTTCGTCTTGTTCCAGTTCGTTGCGCATATCGCGCAGCACGGCGTGAACAATTTCATGCCAAAACGCCTGCTCCCGTTCATCCAAGGCAAAACGGCTGCCGTTGAAAGCGTGCGTAGCAAGTGTGATGTAACGACGTTGGTAGTCAATCTCACCCAACCGCCCATCAGGAAATGACGTTATGGCATTCAGCGAATACTTTGTACGACCTATGTGGATTGTGTCCATCGAACATCTCCTTCGTTGTTTTGGTTTTACTTCGCGTCACCGTACCGCACAGCCACTCCAGTTTCTGCTGCCAGCGGAATGCCCGGCATGTACGACGGTTCCTTCACCATCTGCGCCAGCAACCAAGTCTCGGCTTCTTCGGCCTCGGCCTCGGGCACCAACGCCACTACTTCATCATGCACTGTCAACACACAGGGATATCGTTTCTGTATCCGCAGCATGCCGTCAGTCATTACGCAGCGTGCAACGGCTTGCACTACGTTCTCGGTGATCTTCCCACCATATAGCTTCTTGTGATGCTCGCCGTATGTCCACTGCACCCGACCTTTTTCGTCAGGCTTTCCTTGTAGAGCAGGATAGCGCAAATGTAAACCGTTTGGCAACTGAATGCGCCCCTGTTCAAAAGTCAAACACTTGTGTTGATACGTTTTCCCACCAGCAATAGCCCTGATCAGCATGGCATCACACAGCCCCCAGAAGTCGCGCACTGTCTCCGCACGTTCCCGATACAGGTCAATGATCTTCTTTGCTGCAACGCAATGCACAATGATTTCGTCGTCTCCGCACAAGCGCGGTATGGCCAGCGCCTTCTCCACGTTGGGTTCGTAGTTGACGAAGTCATCGAGATACTGCTTGTTTACGCCAAGCTGTTTAGCAAAAGATATGTCGTACCGGATAGGGGGTGCCCCGAGGAAGCCGGTGAGAAGCTGCGCCGCAAATGATGCCCACCCCAACCCATAACCGGCCCCCAGCAGTGCGGATTTGGCGCTCTGGCGCAGGTCTGGGTGCGTGTCCTTGGTCAACCCCGGGATGCCGAACATCTGCGCACCAAAGGCCGCGTATGCGTCCTGACCACTGGCAAAAATCTGCAGCAGCTCCCGATAGTCAGCCAACCACGCCAGCACGCGCGGCTCGATCTGCGACAGGTCAGCCACCACCAACACGTGACCATCGGGGGCCATGATGGCGCGGCGCAGGAACGAATTGCGCTTCAGGTTCTGCATATTGATGCCGCTGCCTCGGCTTGCCGACCAGCGTCCCGTGTGCGCGCCGTAGTAGTTAAGCGGCACCGGCAAGGTGCCCCGCTGCGCGATGTCCAGAAAACGCTGGGCGCGGGTTCTGTCTAACGTACTTTTGACAGCCAGTCTTGCTTCACACAGCAGCGACACATCTTCGTTATCCCCGTTGAGCAGGGCTTGGAACATGGCATCATTTTTGGCGAAGGCAAACGCCTGCTTGCCGGTTGTTTTGCTAATCTTCGTTGGTGGCTCCACGCCCATAAGGCGC